ATTGGGGACAGGATTACTGAACACAACACACAATGAAAAAAATATTCTTAGGTTATTACAACTGTCAAAAAAATGACGGTACTTTATTTAGTCTTCCAAAAAAAGATTATAAAAAAATGATACCCAATGTGAAGAAACGTCAATATGATGAACTATCTATATTGGTTGGTTATTTTATGGACTATTTTAGAAAATGGTCTTGTGAATCGGAAGATAGAATGCCTGATAGATTAGCAGTTTTATTCGCACAAGGGGATATTGAACATGGATACAAAGATTATAGAAATTTTAAAATCTTACTTGTTAAAGAGGATACACTTGATTATCACGTTGTTTCGGGATATAGAGAAACAAGGGAAGAAATTTTAGAAATATGGAAAAAAATTAATTCCATGGATTACGATTCGTTTTATGATTATTGGACAAAAGTTTGTGAAGAAGATTTGGTAGAAACATTTTTTTAATTTAATTTTACATTATTAATAACAACATCGGGGACAGGACACAATCTGAACATCATTTTTATGAACAACGATAGACAAAAAACTGTTAACAAGTATTTCGATAGAAATACAAGTCTTAAACGTATTGAAGGTTGGAAAAACAACACATTGAAAGAAATTGTTGAGGAATTAAAAAGTTCACATCCATTGATAAAAATTAAAGTGGAGACCGAACTTTGTTCCATGATGGTTAATAGAAAACACATACAAGAATTTATAAATGAAAGGAGTGAGATGATTCGTACTGCGACAACTCTTTATGTTAATGATGAAATGACTTTTAAAGAATTACAAATTCTTGGTAACCACGCATACGATTTTTTAACCAAGGTTATCGATGATACAGATAATTGGGATGTTAAACCATATAAAAATTTCGGTCAAGCACAATTAGTACAAGTGAACGCCGCAGAGGATGAAATCCTTGAATTAGTTGATACCGAAGAAGGATTTTACGAAGAAAAAGAATTTAGTTTTTAATTCTGTGTTGTTCTTATATCTCAAAACCTCACCTGTAATGGGTGGGGTTTTTTTATTCTTCACAGTCCTCATAGGTGAATTGATTCTTAGGTCCTTTTCTTGGGGATTTAGAGACCTTTAAACCCCACTTAATACAAAATTGAGTATGAGTATCCAATTCTTTATTTGGGTACAAATTTGACATCGCAGAATACATTATACAATAATCCGAATGAGTTGCACCAACAAGATTTAATTCTCTCGAATCTCTTTTAATTTTTTTTACAGGAACATATTCTTGTTTTCTTTTTTCTTTATATTCTTTGGTCATTATAGTCGTACAGATTTTACAGACAGATTGATGACCATCGGGAGATGCTTTCTTCTTGAAGAAAGATGTGATATCTTTTTCATTACCACAATTTTTACAAAGTTTTTTCATATCAATAAATATAATCCATTTGACTTTTATTTCAAGTAAGGTATATTTATCTCTTGGATTAAATGGGTGGAATTTAACACTGGCGTTCAATCTGTAAGACCTACCAGGGGATTCATACACAGGTCAACATGAGCACAAAGAAGGAACATGGTATGATGGGTTAGTGATAAACTCATAAGTTGTCTTCATAAATAAGTTTTCACTGAAACTTATTACATCCTCAGTCAAGTAAGACTATGTATGTTGTTGTCAACCTTTTACGTGAGTAATTGGGATAACACTCACATACATAACTCGTAAGTAAGAATTGATATTTAATAGTATATGAGAAGAAGAATAGAAACACATAAGATAGATTTATTACTGGATTCAAAATATGATATTGAATTAGAAGAATATTGGAATTTGTCTGATGAAGATAAGAATGAACTCGCGAAGTTAGTAGTAAACCAAATACATAAAGGATTTAAGAATTTAGATAATCTACCATATCATTTGTCTCAACTTGATGATAGAAGAATGGAATCGGAAGAAGATGAAGAGTTTGAACGTGCAGATATGATTAGAAGAATTATGGAAAAAACTATTGAGTTTTATAGTTAGATTACTATCCTTATGGGTAGTAAGTAAATAATTATAAAATATGAAAATCAAAAACGAAACAACAAAAAGAATTTACGATATCATTAACGATGATATCAACAGAAGTGAAAAGAAATCATCTTCAATCACAACAGCCCAGATTTGGAATCTATTAGGGAATCACATTTCAATTAATAGTGTTAGAGATAAGATACAGAATCTTATCAAGGATAACTACATCGGTGCTCGTCATGAGTTCTATGAGGACAACAAATACTATAACAGAAGATTCTATCCAGGAACCAAACAAGGATAAACCATAACATCAAATAAGTTTTGAACGATTGGTTATCCAAAAATTATAATGAATTAAAAAATATTTGTAACAAGTTTTCTACTCCAGAAGAAGTGGATGACTTGTTACATCTATGTATTGAACAATTCATGAAGAATAAAAAGGTTCATAACATTCCGGATAAAGAAAGATTATATTTCTTTGTTAAGTTAGTTAAGAACCAATACCATTCAAAAAGTAGTTCATATCATTATACTTATAGAAAGTATCAGTTCAACGAATTGGTTGAGTATGATACACCTGATGTTGAATATGAAGAAACTCAGTTCAACTTAAATTGGGTTAAAGAAGAATTAAAAAAGATTGATTGGTATTACGGAAGACTATTTGAATTATACATTGAAGAAGGGTGTTCTGTGACCAAATTATCAAAGCGAACCACGATACCCATTAACAGTGTATCAAGGGATATAAATAAAGTTAGAAGACATTTAAAACAGAAAAGAAATGGGATGCGGATGTAAGCAACAACCTCAACAACAGGTAGTTCCAAAAGGAATAACACCAATACAAATTCAATCGGTACAACCGGAAGAAATTACATATACAATTGAAGAATTAATAAGAGTAAAAGATTATATCTCTTCAACGAATAAAACAGAAACAGAAAGACAATGGGTGGAAACATTCATGATGACTAAGATAGGTCTTTTAATACCGTCTTATTGTGACCAAATCTGTTTAAATAACTTAAGGGTATCAGTTGAAAAACTGGAATCAAGATTAAAATAAAATGAGTTTGAAATGAGTTCAGAAGAAGAAAAACCAAAGAAGAGGAATAGAAATACAAGTGGATTAATTCCATTTGTTAAAGGACATAAAGGAGGACCTGGAAGACCTAAGATGCCTGACCTGAGGGAAATACTCGCAAAGGTATTAGGTGCGGAGAATGGGGATGGAAAGACCGAAGCGGAAGCGATAATTGATGCAATGAAGAAGAGAGCGAAACAGGGGGATGTTAAAGCAACTCAATTACTTTTAGACCGTGGATTTGGTAAAGTAAAAGAATCATTGGATATAACAACCGATGGTGAGAAGATAAATAATAAACCTTCAATACAAATTGAAATCATAACGAATGGCGAAAGTAAAACAGGATTCAAGGAAGATTAGTTTTGGTTCAAGGAAGAGAGGTAAAGCGAATAAGTGTTTCAATAAACACAACTCCAAATCAACATACCACAAACAACAAGCGAAACGAAATGGGTAAAAGTCAAAAGAGAGGTGGGGAGAAAGCACACCGTAAAAGAGTAATCGCACGTAATCAATTCCAACAAGGATATATTCAAAGACAGGTTAAGATTGCGTATGAGAGACATGAGGAATGGAAGAAACAAAAAGAATTAGATGCCAATCAAAATACAAACAACGAGAGTATTCCAAGACTTAATATCACAGGACAAGAGAATTAATGTCTTTCAAGGCTCATCAAGAGCATCGAAGACATATAACATTCTCATCTATTATGTTTATTTATTATTAACGGAAGACAATAAGGTCCTGTCTATTGTCCGTAAAACATTACCAGCACTTAAAGGTTCAGTCCTTCGTGACTTAAAACAAATACTAATCGACTTTGGAGTATTCAATCCTGATGACTGGCACTCCGTTGATGGTTATTATCAACTCGGAACTAACTTAATAGAATGGTTTTCTGTGGATGATGAAACAAAGTTGAGAGGTAGAAAGAGAGATTATCTTTTTATCAATGAAGCAACTGAGGTTACATACGATGAATACATTCAGTTAGCACTGAGAACATCAGGTAGAATTATAATTGATTTAAACCCATCATTATGGAATAGTTGGATATACGATTTGGAAAACGAACCTGATGTATTCTATACGGTTGTCACCTACAAAGACAATCCATTCTTATCACAATCACTAATAGATGAAATCGAAAAACTACGAACGAAAGACGCCAATCTTTGGAGGGTATTCGGTGAAGGACAGAAAGGTGTCCCCACTCGTGTTGTATTCAACCATCAACAATATTATTCTGAGTTACCACCATCCGCTAAACTATTGGGTTATGGAGTTGACTTCGGTTATAACGACCCTACCACTCTTGTAAGAATTTATAGAGACAGAGACAACATTTATTGTGAGGAGTTATTATATCTCAAGAACACAACCATATCTGATTTAATTTATAAGATAAAAGATTTGGGGTTGAATCTAACAGACGATTTCATTTGCGATTCCGCTAACCCACAAGCGATATCAGAGATGTCTCGT